CCCACAATGAGGGCAAGTCGTCATCGCTCCGTCTGGAATATTGGTATACTGTAATTTTTTGCGAACCCACCATCCAGTCGGCGCTTCAAAATGACTACCACAGGAACTGCAGACAACTGTGATAAGTTGTTCATCGTTCGAGCTTTTCATCTTTGGCACAAACCTATCATCCAACTCCGGATGCGTCGTCCGCTGGTTCAGTGCCCAGAGCAGGTTCCAGCATGCTGCGCGCAGGTGATCTTCGTCGTCCATTCCGACCATGTACTTTGCAAGGTGGCGAGAAGCTGAGTCCAGTAAACTATGCAGAGGTATACCCTTATCCACGTTATGCTCACCATATTTCAGAGCTCCCTCTTCACAGTGCTTGCTGACCTCCATGATTCCATACCATGGAAGCAAATCCATACGGCCCTTCCCTGCGTGCATATCACGCTTGGCACCGGTTTCAAATTCGGTGCGGTCGCCAGAGTCTTTAATCATTTCCTTTTCCTCCATGTGTAATAAACAGCATAAAGCTGGTTGTGTTCTTTTAGTCTATTGACAATTTGTTTGTTGATTTCGATATGCGCTCTAGGAGCAAATAATTGTTCTGGAGCATTGATATAACAGTAGCGCTCACTGAAAGGAATATGTTTTTCGCTTCGATCAATCAAGAAATGACCTGTAAAAACGCCGTCATCTCTGATGCAGAGATATTTCCAAATAGCAGACAGGGGGCTGCTGTCGTAAGGAACAAACATTGCATTTTGCTCTCCAAAGATCGTTACACGATGGCAATT